TTTTTTCTGTGGCACCCTGAAACATGATATCACCCGACTGACCGTGGAATGCAATTAAGCCTGAGCCACCATTGTCTGTAAATGTATCACATAAGTTTCTTAATAAGTCAGAAGTATAATGCATTCCAGCAGGTGGTTGAATTCTTAATGTATGGAACTCAGTTGCATCTTTGAACCTAGTATTGCCATCTTCATCTTTAAGTTCGTTAAAGCGAGGTATTACACCACCACCATAACCGATAACACCAACGGTGCCGCCTTTCCAGTAACCTTTTTTAGTTACGTAAGATGTTTCAAGCGTCGCCAACACATCACGTACCATGCTGGCACCTTCATGGGTATCACCCGCAAGTCGTTTCATTCCTGTTACAAACGAAGGCCATGGACCATTTTCCAACTCATCTAAGTTTGGTGTGTTGTATAACTGGACACCATCTGCTAATTTTTTTTTCATTTTATCTCCTTTATGGAGACTTAGAATCAAAGTGATTTGAACTTAATCTATCGCCAGTGTTTCTACCATCTTAATATTATATAACGTATTTATGCAGACAGGTAGTTAGTGATTATTTTTGGTTTTTGTCTGTCCGACTAAATAACGCAGTAACGCCACTATTGCGACGTAGGATATAATTTTGACGCTTGATCACTGTGATCTTTATTGTTGTATAACATAACGCCATCGGACCCTTATGTGCTTCTGCACTAACTACACTATAAGTAAACCCAAATAGAACAATTTGGTAATATTTGCATAAATAAAAACGCAACAAAATATGTAGATTTACCACACTTGTTACGTTAACCCAACATTTTAAATTAAGGAAAATTATTGATTATGAAAAATTTAGTATTAGTCGCCACAATGGCCACTTTCGCAACTTCTGCATTAGCAGATCTATCTATCACAGGTAAGTACAAAGGAAAAATTTCCAAAGACTCTACTACGCAAAACTACAAATATAATGGAGACTTGGATCTTACCATAAAAGGTAGGACTGGCGATACACAAATGACTTCTACATTTGAAAACATCGGAAAAAATGGCAGTACTGATGTAACGGTTAAGCAGGTTTACATCGAAACTACAGTTGTTGAAGGCATTGACTTTAAAGGCGGTACATATAAAAGTAAAAACGGTAACGGTCTTTTGCAAGAAAACACTACAAAAAATAGAATGAAACTTAGTACTAACGTAGGTGGCATTAGTGCCTCTGTTACTCAAGTAAGTGGCGAAAGTAAGCAAAGTTATACTTTGTCTACTAACATCGGACCTGCTACTGTTACTGTTCAAGACGCTTTTGAAGATACACGTTTCGTTACAGTACAAAGTGACTTAGCAGGTGTTTCGTTATTACTTGAAGCTCAAGAAGCAAGTGCTGGCAAAACAAACATAGGTGTGCAAGCAGGTGTAACAATTGGCAATGTTAACTTAACTGGCGTTTATGTTGATGTGCAAGACGGCACTGGCATTTTCCAAACCGATGGTATTGTAGATGATATTTCGGACGCTAATAACGGTAGTACTGTAACAGGTATTGTTGCTACAACTGAAACTGGATTAGGTAAAGTTACTGGTAAGTACATTAATAAGAACGACCTAAACATTATAGTTGGTAAAGTAAATGTTGGCAACTGGGAATTCGGTGCTTCTAAAACAGAGAACACTGATGCAGTATTTGATGCTTCAATAACAGTTAAGTTCTAATACATAGTTGTATTAATAAAAAGGGTGCTTAATTGTCACCCTTTTTTATTGACTATTTGTCGCTAAGTCTATTATATCTTTTATCCCACTTCTGTTGAGTTTCTTTTAATCGTTTTTTAATAATCATACGGTTTAAATAAAACGGAAGTAACCGAATATCATCTAAAGTAAACGCACAGCAATATTTGTCATCCTTGCAACAAGCCTTTACCTTTAGACTGTTAATGTTAGACATTTCAGTAACAGGAAATGATTTATTAGGATCGATAGTTGCAGTTACATTTGTTGTTAGTGCAACAATTAGGAATAAAACTTTCATAGTTTGTATTTTGGTTAATCTTAAAATTTAAGTATAACATCATTAAACCTGACTAGTCAATAAAAGGGTGCTTACTTTTAAATCTTTATAATTAATGTTGTGTTAAAAAATTATAACTTATACGAAAATACTTTATCAACAATACAATCATAATAAGTAATAATAATGCTTAATAACTACCCAAAATATAACGAAATAGTCCAATACAATACCGTCATTGAGACTGCATTTCCAGAATATAATTTTTATCCAAGTATTTTGCAGATTCCTATAAAAGACGGGACATGGAATATGTCGTTGCCTAGAGTTGAAAACAGTAAAGGTATTGTATTGCATACGCAGGATAATTTAAATATAAGACATGACGGGAGTATTCCTGAGCTGTGCAATATAGAGAAGTTCTACAAAAATGCAAATATAGACAATATCGTGGTGATTCATTGGAATCACAATTTAAACGAAATCTACAACGGGCCACTAAAATTAATCGAGTTCCCCACACATAGTTTTGAATTTGTACAAAACTTTTCAAATCGTCGTGACGAATGGGAACACGTAAAAAACAAAACCAAGGATTATAATTTTATGTGTCTAAATGGAAATCCACGTAAGCACCGAAAACTACTCTATGATTATTTGATTAGTTTGGATATTAATTCATTGACTACGTTGTCCACTGATAATAAATCCAATAAACATACAGACGTATTGAAATATGCCAACTATAATTTTGACAATACGCAAAACTTTATTAATTTGGCGGAAATATACAAATCCACAGCCGTAAACATAGTTTCTGAAACTATGTATTATGAGCCATGTGGTATCATCACCGAAAAGACATTACAGGCATTTGGGGCGTTGCAACTCCCATTGATAATAGGACATTGCGGAGCAGTGTCCGATGCTAGAAATTGTGGGTTTGATATGTTTGATGACATCATTGACAATAGTTACGATGATCTCCCTAATGAAATTAGGTGGAAAAGTGCAATTGATTTAAACATGCACGTACTACATAATAAGTTCAAATACGAAGAATTAATGCCACGTTTACTAAAAAACCAAAACTACATATGCAGTGGATACGCCGAATACTTACTTAATTCAGTTAATACACAAGTCAATGCGTTACTTAATTGAACTCAGAAATGCATTAAAATTGCCATATAAGTTAATCATGGTTGCTTCTTTACTACCAAAAATAACTATTTTTGATTCAATTGCCCCGATGCCATCAATGTAATAAGGACACTCGATGTGTTGGTCCATTAGTAATAAGTTCGACGACGTTGTTAGCTTATTGGCATTAAAATGGTACGTGTTGTATTGCATTCTTTCTAGTATTTTAAATCCCGAACTAGTTAATCGCAATCCACCATTTTTTCTGGAGTTGATCCACCACTTAATAAATGCTGTTCTTAGGTCATACCGAGTTTCCACCGCAAATGTACTTAACATTTCGTTAGTCACAAGTAGTTTTTTATTCTGAATAGATAGTCTCTGCATAACTCAATACCACAACAGTAAAATCAATTGTTTTAAATTGATGGTTTAATTTTTTGGCAAGATTTATTGCATGGCCCTTGTTTACAAATGTCGTAATTCTATATTTTGGAGCAACAAACGCCAACATACTCGTGATTTTGATATTAATTGGACTATTTTTATAAAATACAGCCCAAACGGAATTACTTTCAATAATTGATGTAGTTTTTGATGTATCGTGCTTATGCGTTGATAGTAATACTTTGGGTGGTGGTCTTGACATTTAATAAAATAAAAACATGCGTTAATGTATTTATATTTTATATTTACCAATCTTCCCCGCTAATTTCGCTGTTTGTAATTGTCTCCGCAATGCTATTCGATTCGAATTGCAATTCATGTAATACTATCAATAATTTTGTTATATCCGAATGCAAATTCTTTGCTTCTGATAGTGGGAAGATGAAATCTTTGCTCTGCTTGGCCTCAAAGAATTTTATCTTATCAACAAAATTATTAATATGAATCATGTGTTGGGTTTTCTTTGTATGGACCGCGGTAGTCATTGCGTTGAAGAATGATTAATCTAGGTGATAATATATTTTTCCATTTGTCTTTGATTTTTACCAAATAATATCCCGCGGCACGCCACGATTTACTATCTTCGCTACTTGTGTATAGTGGAAGGCTTAGTTTTAAATTCCACACTGCGTTAAAACTGTTGTCTTCTGGTATTGGATAGCCATAAACTGACGTCTGCGGAACGTCACTTGTACATGTATTGTTTGGTAAAAACTCAATACCCGTATTAGACGTCACTGCGTCTCGTGTTTGAAATGACGCAGTTCGGCCATTAACAGTAACAGTGTATTTGTTATTGTTAATGTTTACTTCGCCTACCTTGCCATTATCATCTTTTAAGATCCAAAATTTGTCGGACACTGGGTTTGCTTTAATCATTAAGTACTCCTTTGTAAGTTTTGTTTAACCATTTAGCATATCGGTCTGGTTGGTTAGAAATACTCACTAGATCGTACTTGCTGCAGAAACGCAAGAAGTGTATTCCTACACCGCCTTTGTCCTTGTTAGTAATTGTTTCTTTGATTGTATTATCTACTGTTTCTTTTATGCTTTCTGGCTGTTCAGTTAAATCAATTAATTGTTTGTTTCTTTTGTAGTCGTCTAATACACGGTGTTCAATTTCGTTATGATCGGTCCAGTGCTGTAGCATTAAATTATTCCATGCGTAGCCTTTCTTGTCCATGTCCTCGAATGCTTCTAACAGTCCAATACGCTTTTTTGTACTTTTCTTTCTTACACCTGGAAAAGCACTAAAGATATTATCTGCTGAATCTCCACGCATACATTTTTCAAACAAAAGCCATAGGGGGTTAGGGGGCTCTTTTGGTTCTTTTGTTTTTTTATCGATAATGGGATTATCTTTATAGTCGTAGAATCCTGTGAGAGTGATCAATTGATCTGAGATACCGTTGTATTGCACAACTTGATTAGTGATTAGCTGATAAAAATCAGAATCACTACTGACAATTATGTGTTCATCTCTGGGATGTAGGGCAATCCATCTTGCGATTAAGTCGTCTGCCTCGGCATTGTCATTTTTAAGAACGGTACAATTTGTCCTTTCTTGTAAGTATTTATTAAAATTCTCAAAAATTTCAAAAAACTGAGCATCTTCCTCCACTTCCTTTTCTGTCATTTTATCTCGTTTTTCTTTGCGATTCTTTTTGTACGGCTCGTAAAAGTCTTTGCGCCAACTACGTCCGTCCAAGCAAAATACAATATGATCACCGCCTTGTTTACGTATAACTTTATTAATTGAACTAAACATTAAGTGTAAACAAAACCCAAGTTTAGTCCAGGTGTCACTAGCATGATGTGTTGAATGCCTTGCTCTAAAAAACAAGTTCATTGAGTCTACTAAAATGTATTTCATATGTTAAATTAGGTTATTTTTAACTATGTATTTTAACAGGTACTTACTCCACATTGTGTGCCCATCTTCACCAAAATGGTAATTCCCCATTATTTCGCAGTTTAAACTTTTTAAATATGCATCGTATGTTCCTGCGTTAGTGTACGGATTTATATAATTAATACCCCAATCCCTTCTCTTATCTTTGTGAATATCACTAAAACTAAGGTTACAGTTGAAAAAAATGTGTTTTATTGATAACTCATCTAACCATGTGTGCAAATCCCAAATATTTTCATGCCATAGATTAGTTTTCTGATCCCAATCTACATCAGCAATGTATTGTTTGTATCTACTTCCGTAATTATATGGAACATCGTCAATACCACTAGCATTAACTTGGTAGTACACGTCGTCTATTAGCCATTCTTCGCGTTCCCATGTACTCCACCCAATAACAACAAACAGATCTGTAACGTCCTGTGGGTAGTTATTAATATATTCTTTTGTTGTTCTTAAGATTCGTTCGTTACTTGCTCCGCTTTCTGCATCACAAAAGAATGCCATTTTTAGTAATGTGCTAAGTTTTTTACCCCACGAAACTGCTAAGTTATCTGGATGTGGTAAACGTCCTAAGTGTGCTAGGTTCCCATCGTCTTCCGCAAAAGCATATGGGTTTACTGCTTCTGCACCTGCTGTATGTGAATCGCCGTTAACGTAAAATATCATTTTTTTCTATATGTTTTATTAAATAGTCTGCCCACACCTTGTGACCATCATTGCCATAATGATAGTTACCTGTGTGTTTAATTTTCTTAGATTTTAAATAACCATCAAATGTTTTGTTTTGCCATGCATAAGGGCCAATGAAAAAATGTTTCCAGTTATATCTAATATTCACTACTTCGTTAAAATCGTTATTGCAATTAAAAAAGATATGTTTTACACCTTTTTGTATTAGCTCTAAACTAAATTTATAAATCTGTTTGTGCCACGTTAACATATCTTTTTCAAAATCGATATTTTTAATATGTTCTTCGTAACGATCAGTTAGATCATACGATAAATGTCCAACACCTGTATTATTTATTTGATAATATTCGCCATCGATTAGCCATTCAACTCTAAACCAAGTAGTCCAGCCTATTATTACTAATAGTTCTTGTCTGTTTTTTGTTTTGGAATATTCATCTACAAATTCTTTAGTTGTTCTAAGGATTCTATGATTACTGCAACCACTTTCAGCATCGCATATTAATTTCATGTCAAAATGCTTTGCTACCTTTGTACTCCAACTTACTGCTAAATTATCTGGATGAGGTTTTTTCTTCAGATCTGTGTAGTTAGGGTCATCCTCAGCAAAAGCATATGGGTTTACTGCTTCTGCACCTGCTGTATGTGAATCACCGTTAACGTAAAGTATCATTAACTAATTTCCGACCTGCCGTCACCTAAATCCTTCCTACGAACTATACTTGGGTCACTTTGTTCCTGTTCGTATGTTTCCATAACGATATTTCTGCAAATATTTTGAAACCATTGATCTACCATGTCAGCATCTGTTTTGCCTTGATATCCTGACTTCATTAAACGAGTAATAAAAATGTCATTCCAATCCAATTCAAACGAGCCATTACTGATTGTCGCCATATCAACATCCATATCAAGTACAGATACCCACGGTTCATTATTATTAGTTGCAGTTTGCTTGGCACTTAGAAGTTTCTTTTTCTGATGTTCTTTCTTCTTATTTTTTTTACTTTTAAATGGATTGCTAAATTTCATTTATATTTTCTCCCACGGAACGTCTTTGTCGCCGAAATGCCCATATATACACTCTTTGCTATAATTGTAAAAGTTGAATAGATTGAATTTTTGAATAATACCATAAGGCGTTAAATCATTGGTGTTTATCCAATTTAGTATTTCTTGTTCATTACCATCTGTGTCTACATATACTGCCATAGGGTCTTTAACACCGATCGCATACGACAACTGAACATTGCACCAGTTAGACTTTCCACTAGCAACAACACTCTTTGCTAACCACCGCGCCATATAAGCCGCAGAACGATCAACTTTGGTAGGATCCTTTCCACTAAATGCACCCCCACCGTGCGGTGCATATCCGCCATAAGTATCAACTATAATCTTGCGTCCTGTTAATCCAGTGTCTCCATCCGGACCACCAACAACAAAATTTCCTGTTGGATTAAAGTGTATTTTGGTACGTTCCAAGCTATACAAATTACCCATTACAGTTTCAATTGTGTTTAGTGCATGACG